AATAGTATCCAATGTCTTGGATATATGAAGGGAATCTTCTGGAAGAAGTAGATTCTTCTTACATTGGGTTTGTATATCTAATAACCAATAAGTTAAACGGTAGGCAATATATTGGGAAGAAATTACTCAATTTCAAAAAAACCAAAGTTGTCAAAGGGAAAAAGAAAAAATTTACCGTAGAATCTGATTGGAAATCGTATTATGGTTCTTCAGAAGAATTAAAAGCAGATATTACTTTATATGGTGAAGATAATTTTGAGCGGAAAATTCTTAAATTCTGTAAATCTAAAGGAGAATGTTCATATTATGAAGCGAAATATCAATTTGAATATGACGTTCTCCTTGAAACAGATAAATTTTATAATTCGTGGATCTCTGTGAGAGTAAGAAGATCGCATCTAGTCAAAAAGACTTGACTTATTTCAATTAACAAAGTAATATATGCATAATACAATTAAAGAAGCAATTAAACAAATATTTGCTGATGATGCCGATGGTGTCACATTTTTACCAGCAAATGGAGATCTTACAAAGTTGGATATTAAAGGATTCAAATACAGCAAGAAATCCAAATATGAAACGAGTAATCTTGGACATTTATATCATATTATGATCTATAAATGTGATGATGATGGGATGATTACTCATCCAGACAACTTTGTTGCAACATTAACAGATCCTTATGTATATGTTTCATCTATTATTGAATGTGGATTTTATGGTGTAGTTACCAGAAAGACTAAAGCATCCAATAAATTTATGAAAGAAATGTTTAGCGGTCTATTGAAATCTACAGTTATGAGTCCACTTTATGCAAACCAAAAAACCTAAAGTTAATATAAATATTGAATCATTGTTTGTAGGCGATGAGCCTACTTGGGGAGATAAAAAAACAGAACTTCCACTAACAAGAGCACTTTCTTGGTATTCAAATCAGCTATCCGAGAAAGAATCCAAGAAGTATACATTGGATTATGTTAAGTCTAACAAATACTCGAAAGAAATTATTGACGGGATTTCTTCTGCATCTGATTCTTTATTTAAGAATTTAGGATTTGTATGTAGGATAATGCAGAGGGGAGCAGAATTAGATAAATCTGATTGGGTTAATTATAGAATTAAAGAAATACTAGACTTTAAATTAGAAGATGTAGTAGATTCGCAAGTCGTCCCTTCCAAATTAGATAGAACTATTCAAGATAGAGTGTTTGATCAGACAACTCAATATATTAATGATATTGAAGAACATGTAGATAACTTCATCAAGAATAAAACATCTGATTTTAAATGTTATGATTGGTTGGTGGCGAATTCTATTAAACCTATATATTTAAAGCACATTCAAGATCATTACAATCCGTTGATTGAAGAATTGACTCTTACTATTAACAAACAAGACGAGCAATTAATTGAATCTTATTCCCATTGGAGTAAGAAAGAATTAAACTCATATTTGTCATTTATCACATCCATTATCAAAGATTGTGAGAACTTTGGTTCTAATGTTAAGACCGTTCGAAAAGTTAAGAAAAAGAAAGTAATAACATTGGACAAGAAAGTAGCCAAGGTACAATACAAAAAAGAAGATAATGAATATAAATTGGCATCAATCGCTCCAACAGAAATAATTGGGGCAATGGAGCTATGGGTATTTAATACAAAATATAAGAAACTAGGACACTACAAAGCCATAGATGATTCTGGTTTTGGTATCAAAGGAACCACCCTCTTAGGTTATGATGAAACTTTTTCTATTCAGAAGACTCTAAGAAAACCATTGGAGATTCTTACAGATTTTAAGAAGGCTAAGAAACCGGAATTGAAGAAGTTCATGGCTAATATCAAGTGTAAAGAGGCTCCTTTGAATGGCAGAATTAACTCTGATACTATTTTGTTGAAGGTAGTTCGATGACCACATATCATGTTTTTGATGTTGATGGTACAATAACAGAACCAAGAAAACCTATGGACCCGGAATTTGTGCCTATTTTTTCGGAGTATTGTAATTTCAATAATGTAGTATTGGTATCTGGTTCAGATTCTAGCATGATAGAAGAACAAATACCTTCGGAAATTTTGGAGAAGGTTAAACTTTATACTTGTTCTGGAGTTGTTGGATTATGTCATGATGTAGATTATTCCTTGAACAATGAAGAATTGATCGAATCTCTGGAAGATATAGTAGAAAATTCCATGTTCTTTCCCAAAACCGGAAACCATATAAACCCAAGACCCGGAATGATAAACTTCTCTATAGTTGGAAGGAATGCAACAGATGACCAGAGAAAAGATTATAGTTTATATGATAGTCTAACAGAAGAAAGGAAATATATAGTTAATAACTTACAAGAAAAATTTCCCGATTTGGAATTTCTTATTGGAGGTGAGATTTCTATTGATATATCTAAAAAAGGAATTAATAAATCTTTAGTAGCCAAAGATCTCTTGACTTTTGATCCAAAAGCATATATAATCTTCTATGGAAATCAAATATTGGATGGAAATGATTATCCCTTGGCAAAATTTATACAAGAGAATAAACTAGGACATTCAGTACAAATTACGTACCCTAACACGAAACTATTGATAAATTAAATTATGGCTATTTTAGTTGATCTGAATCAGGTTATGATATCAGGGCTACTTTCTCAAGTTAATTCTAAGCAAAGACTTGAAGAAGACCTGATCCGTCATGTTGTACTAAACACTCTCCGTTCTCATATTAAGAAATTTAAAGAATATGGAGAAATCATACTGTGTTGTGATTCGAAGCAATATTGGAGGAAACAAATGTATCCTCATTATAAAGCACATCGTAAAGATGCTAGGGAGAAATCTCCCTTAGATTGGAATATGATTTTTAAGGTTCTAAATAAACTAAAGGCAGATTTTAAAGAAAACTTCCCTTATAAAGTAATCGAAGTCGATTTAGCAGAGGCTGATGATATTATAGGAACCTTGACCCCTAGGTTGAGTCTTTCAGAAAAAGTTCTTATTCTTTCTTCTGATGCAGATTTCAAGCAACTACATAGATATAATAATGTCAAGCAATATAATCCAATGCTAGGCATTTATGTAACCTCTAAGCATCCAGTTAGAGATTTGAAGGAAAAGGTCATTCGTGGTGATAAAGGCGATGGAATTCCATCCATGCTTTCCGCAGATGATACTTTTATTATTGGTAAACGTCAATCTCCTATCTCCAAAAAGAAGATGGAAGACTGGCTAGAAAAAGAACCTAAAGATTTTTGCGAAACAGAAGAAATATATAGGAATTATAGACGTAATGATCTGCTGATTAATTTTGATAATATCCCAGAACAAATTCGTGCGAACATTGTAGATGAATACGAATCAGTTAAACCTTCTACAAAAGGCAAGTTGTATAAATATCTGGTAGATAATAAATTAATCTCCCTATTAGAATGTATTGAAGATTTTTAAAGAGAATGAAATGATTAAAAATATATATGAAATTTTAGATGAATTCGAACAAGCTACAAATAAAGAACAACGAATTAAAGTATTACAAGACAATGCTATTCCACATTTTCTGCAAGTACTAAAGTATACTTTTGACCCACAATATCAATTCTATATTAAAGAATTCCCGAAAAATTATATCCAGCCAGATACCCATCCTGGTATTCGATATGCTGGTATCGAATCTGAAATCCGTCGAGCATATCTTTTCTTGAAAGGAAACGAAACCGCCGATGTTATTTCGGAAACGAAACGTAACCAAATCTTAGTTGAATTGCTAGAAGCATTTGAACCTAGAGAAGCGCAAGTTTTTGTAAATATGATGAAGAAAAATTTGCAAATTAAACACCTAACCCATAATCTAGTTAAAGAGGCATTTCCAAATTTACTACAATGAAGAATCAGCAAACCTTAAAAAAGAATTACCAAGATCTAGAAGATCTAAGAAAGAAAAAGAAACCCAAGCCAGACAACAAGTTTGATCCTGCAAGGAAGAACAAGAAACATTATATAAACAACCCATATGAACACATCTAGATTATTATATAACGAGCTTTGCAACAAGCCATTTTCTTATGGAGAGGCGTTATCTACTATACTGGAGCATTCTGGTAAGTCTATATCATCATTACCACGA